TATCAGAAAGCTATATTAGACTCTCTGAATGGTGTCTTATACTTAGATGATCGCCAAGTTGTTAAGATAATGACTGTCAAGAGATGGAGTGATACTCCAAATATTAAAATAGAAATGATACCTACAGGAGAAGAATGGAAACACTTACCAGAGATGAACTAATAGTAGAACTTGCGAAAGATTATGGCGTTAGAGCAAAAGTATTGGGCCTTAAATTTGAAGAGGCTTATGCCAAGTATGTTAAGAGATGTAGTTTAAGAACATATGAAAATCTATTAGAACAATTTACTATTGGTAATTTATCGGATCCTGTAAAAATTAAACCTAAACTAAGAAGTAATGAGTACATTGTATCAGCACCAGCAGATGATGATTGTGAAGATGGTGTTTGTAAGTTATAGCTTAACTTAGCTAATGTATAATAAGTGTATTACAACTTATAGGAAATCAAGATGGCAAAAGGAAATGTGATACACCAAATAAATATAAAAGTTAACTCTAAGGATTTGGCTTTAATTGATGCTAAAGCAGATAGGCTTGGTATATCTAGATCAGCTATGATTAAGATCTTTGCTATCAATGGTGAACTGACTGTGCAGATGGCCCAACAACTACAAAAGCCAGTTAGTTGAATTTATCTAATACTTCTTTGTATTTGCCCTGTCCAAAACCATAGATAGAAGATTGTTGCCAATTGTTGTTTCTTGGCACAGATTCTGTGTGTTTAAATAATCCTTTTCCATAAGCAACATCTAAAGGCATATTAGTTGCACCTGCATAATTAGCACCTAAATCATCTACAGAGAACCCAGTACTATTTTTAAAGTAACCACTACTTGGATTAAAAAAAGGTAATCTTTGACTATCACCTATTTCTTTTGCAAATCCTAGTGCTAAAGACAAAGGAATATTTGTTTGCTCTGACATATCTTGAGATAAAAAATAATGTGTTAGTAAATCTTTTTTAGCATTTGGATAAAGTAAATTACCATCGCTGTCTTTAGATGCTAATATTTGATCTGCTTTTTTTTTAGCTTCTGTTGCCATTTCATTTCTTCCAGTCAACATTCTTTCTATTTTGTTTAAAGGATGTGAATCTAACAATTTTTCTATAAAATTACTCATAAACTAATTCTTTTAGTTGGTTTTAAATCAACATATTCTTCTTTTTTAATTGGATCGTATTCTTTAGTCTTTGGATTGTAAAGAAGACTTGGTTGTTTCACCCAGGCAGGTTTAGTTCCATACATTTTCATAGCCTCATCGTAACCCTTTTGAGTCTTCCAATGATTATGCTTTTCATCTACAGTTAAAGCATTACTACCCTCAATCTTTTTCCATCCATCTTTTATTTTGCCCACAGGTGGCTTATATCCCTTTAAGCCTCTACCCTCATCAGAAAGATCTTTAGCAACATCTTTACTAAACTCTTCTTTTTTAGATGTAATATTGGTTTGTTCAGTACCCTTGGCAATTTCTTTTTCTTTATTGCTGGTAAACATACCCTCTTCTTTATCTTCTTTATCTTTTTTATCTTCTTTATCCCCTAATCCTTTTAACATGTTTTGGATTTCTTTTTTTATTAACTCTCCAATCCTAGCAGCCTCATGAACCTCATCATCAGTCATTTCTCTTTTTTCTTTAGGGCCTTCCATATTTTTGGGGATAGCCTCTAGAGCTAACATTCTTTCAGAGATTGGTATAGGTGTACCATCAACAGTAAATTCTTGTTCGTCAACCCACTCTATCTCAGAGTCTGGCATTTTTTTTGTTAGCATTCCAGATAACAATCTTTTAATTTTTGGGTCTAATTTTGCCATAGTATTTCCTTTAATTTACTGCGAAAGACTCATCTTCTTTTGTAAGAGGTTGTTTCATTAAGTCAGCTATGTAAGCTCTGTCTAATTTAAGTTGTCTAAGCATGTTTTCATTGCTAGTTATTCTAAGCCCCTTGTCAATATTAGATAAAATTGAGCCTAATGCTCTTTTACCGCTTATTGAAAGAACTCCAGATGTAAAAGCAAGACCTGCTCCATAAGTTACTGCAGCTCCAGCAAGAGGTACTGCTAAAAATTGAGCAGCTCCAAAAGCACCCATACCACCCATAACTGCAATTGTTCTGTTTAATGCTAATTGTCCATCTACAATAGGTGAAAGATTTTGAAATATTTGAGAAACTCTGTTGTTACCTTCTTTAACAGCTTTTATATCTAAAATATTTTGTGCGTTCCATAAAGCGTGTTGTTCTTTTAAACTTTGTTTTACTTTTACATTTGTATTAGAAACTCTTGATTCTACTAAATCATTGATAGATTTGCGTACAGCATTAGCAACATCATTAGTTGGATTCATTACAGTAGGATCAAATAAATTATCTGCTAATTGTTTATTTATTAATTTATCAAATTTTTGTCTTGCTCGTAACAATCCTGCTGGAGAATTATCCATAGTGTTTATAATTTTATAAGCAGATTCAAGAGTGTTCTTTTTAATATTTTCCATTGAAGCATCGCCTTTAATATAATTTATATCTTCTAATATATCATCAACTCTTTTTGCTAATTCTGTTTGTGTTCCTTGTGGAAAATTCCAACTGATGTTTGTATTTTCAAGATCATCCATTAACCTTTGTGCTTTATTTTTATTATGTTTTCTTACAGCATTCGCAGTATTAACTATTGTGTCTTTACCTTTAACACCACCAATATTTGCTACTAAATTATTTCTAAATAATTCAAATTCATTTTCTTGGATTCTAGAAAAAAAACCTCTATTACTTCCTTTATCGTTTCCAAAAATACTTATATTTTTAATGTCTTTAATTCTGTCAGTAGTTTTTTCGGGTTGTAATAAATCATCAACTCGTTTTCTAGCGTTTCTTGATATTTGTTTTTCAGCAGCTTCTTCTAAAGTACCAGTAACATAAGTTCCAGCATAAGTGTTAGTTGTCCTAGGTTCTAAATCTGTTTTCTTTTTTCCTAAAGGTGTAAAAAGAAGGCCAAGGTTAACACCACCACCTATAATTTTTGCATATTCTGGATATTTGTTTTCAAATTTTTTCCAATGTCCGACACCTTTTTGAAGTGCTTTTAACCCTTCTTGTCCAATAGCCGTTTCACCCATAAATTTAAAAGCTGTTTTCATAGCATCTTTAACTGGATCTTCGATTTCGTCAGGAATTATAACGCTTAAACCTTTTAATGCTAAAGTACCTGTTTCTGCTAAAACATCAACACCTGCTCCAATACCAGTAGCGGCAGTAGCAAAGTTTGCTTTTACAATACCAGAATCGCCAGATTCATAACTTTTGACTGTATCAGTAAGTGCCTTTTTTCTTTTAACCATAGATTCAGCTATACCATTTACATAGTCAGGTATTAGTTCAGCACCTTCTGAAGCCTGATAAGTTATTTCTCTTCCAATACTAATGCCTTGTACAGGAGTATCATCAGGTATTATTTCTTCACCAATAGACAAACCTTTTGGCAAGGGTTCTTGCATATATTTAGAATCTAAACCTATACCTTCTAAAGCATTTCTAGCTATGCCCTTATAATCAAATAAAGGATTAAATGTTAATTTTGCCATTATGATCCCCCAGGTTGCATTAATAATCTATTTAAATCATCCATAGTGACTTCTCTATTTTCTGTATCATAATATCGACCATCCCAAGTATGATATCCAGTTTCTACACCATCTAATAATATTGGTGAAACACCTTCTACTGGCCTATCCCAAGTTCCTTTATACATTTCTGGTTTAGTTTGTATCATATCAATTTTAGCTTGTGCTAATTTTGCTTTAAAAGCATCAGAACCATCATCTTTAAGATTTCTATTTAATATAATATAATTATCTAAACTACCATTATTAATTTTTTCATTGTATTTATCAACTGCTTCTGCTGCTATTTCTTGTCTTAATCGTGTTAGTCGTTTAATAGCCTCTTTATCCATTGTTCTTGCACCTGTCATTACAGATATTAAAAAATCTCTTTCGGCAGGAGTATCTAGTCCTCTAGCACCAATACCCAAAGTTTTAATCATTGCAAATACTTGACTGCCTAACAATGCTTCTAAATATTGGTCTTTACTGACATCATCTCTTTTTACATCTTTTCCAAATAATTTAACAACTTGATTTCCTATTCTTTTAGCATTAGTTATATAACTAGCACCAATTCCAGTAGTTACACCATCATCATCTAATAATTTAAATACTTCATTAGTATTTGTTAAAGTTCGCATTGCTGGCGAAATACTTTCCATAAGTTTTAAATCTTGTTCTGCTGAAAGCTCACCTATTTTTTTAGCATAAGCATTTTCGCCCGTACTATTAATAGCGTTTTCAATAGTTAATTCCATGCCATCACCTTTGAAGAATCCTGTTTCTACTAATTCTTTTCTTCTTTCTGGATCTGCTGCATCCCAAACTGCTAATTTTTCACTAAATGCTGATGGCGTTCCTGCTGCTGGTGCATTTTCAACTCTATTATATTCAACCATGCCATTTGCTTTACCTGCTGCAATAATTTCTTCTTCGCTTAATTTTTGAGCATTACTTAAAGGCTGACTATTTGCAACTCTTAACTTTTGAGTTTCTGTATGAATATAACTATTTAGAACCGCTTGGTTTATCTTATCATCAAAGTCTGGCTCGTCACTTGTAACTTGTGAAGCTATTGGTTTATCACCAATTATTTTTCCATTAGCACCAGTTTGCCACATTTCAGTAACATTTTGACCTTGTTGATTTGTAGTTTTTAATTCTATGGTTCCAAATTCTTCTGCAACAGGAGTTTTATTAACTCCAGGTAAAACTCTACTACCATCATCGACATAGTATTTATATCCATCAGCACCTTCAATTGTTTTTCTTTTTGGATCTGTAGTTGGTGCATCAGTAGCTTGTTCACCTAACATATCTGTTGGAACTCCATTAACAGTACTCCATGTTTGCGTGTAACGAACACCATCCTTCATAGTAGGTATTTTTACAGTACTTAATGTAGGTTTAGGTACAGCAGCAGTAATATCATTAGCCATAGACATAGCACGATCAGCCTCTTCATATAAGCCAGATTGTCTTAATGCGTTTGATATAGCTTTAAAATCTTCAGCAGTTTCTGGACTTGGATATTGTTGCATTATAGTATCAATAGCATTTTGTTTTGCTATTCTAGGATCACCTTGACCACCCATCATGCCTGTCAGACTCATTAATGCCGCATTATCTCGATCACCAAGTAATGAAGAGTTGTAATACATTCCGTATCTTTTACCTCCGCCACCTACTTGTCCTACCTTTTGAGCATCAAGTTCCATTTGTCTGTCCATAGCATATCTTGTGTCAAACATACTTGGCATTGTAAAGTTTGTTGCCATTCTTATCTCCTAATTAACTAAACAGGTTTCCTAATATAGAACCCCACGCATCACTTTTACCTTTAGATTTCTTTGCAGCCTCAAGTGCTTGTAAATCTTTCCATGCTGTGTGCGATTCACTAACACCCGCCATGTTTGCAATTGGTTGAGGTTGAGGCATAACTTTCATGTTGTTAGCTATACTACCTAAATCTGACATCATTCCTACAGCACCATATTGTCTATCTAACCCAGAATCAATTAGTTGTTGTGATTGTAAAAATGCAGTATTTTGTAACTCAAGATCTCTTTGATTTCTTAATGAAGCAGCATTTGCATCTTCTGTGAAGATACCTGTTGTAGATGCACCAGTAGCATATTGGTTTGCTTTTCTTATAGCTTCTTCTCTAGCATCACTAGCACTATACATGCCACGCATCATATCAAATTGTTGTTGATAGGCATCTTGCCATCCACCACCTGCTAAAGCATCTGCTTGTTCACCAAAAACACCTTGCCTTTTAATCATAGCATCGTAGATAGCTTGGTTTTCTGGCGATAAGCTAGAAGTAACCATATTCTTATCTCTATCCCATCTAACTTGTCCACCTACACCAGTTACATCTGGAGTAGACCTTTCCCAAACTCTTTTGTCTAATTTTTCATTAAACAAATAATCTTCTTCAGTAAACCCAGAGCCTCTAGCACCACCACCAAAGCCACCAAATGGTATTTGAAAACCACCTGTTTTTGTTTTATTTTTATATCCTGATACAGCAGCGTTACCACGAGCAAGTCCGTATCTACTTTCACTACCAACTTTATATTTGTTGCTATTGGCTTGATTTCTTAATCCAGCAGGAGTTGACCTTTTAGTTCCAGTAGTATAATTACCTTGTTTTTCACCTGCGTGTATGTTTGGGTATCCCATTCTATTCTCCTATGCTGTGCGTTTCCAAAAATATACTACGATGTATGGCTGTACAGCGTTGCCTGTGTGAGTGTGTCCACCGCCTCCACCTGTTGATTCAGTTGTTCCATAACCACCTGGGTCTGTTGTTCCATTAGAAAAATGAGCAGCACTTCCACCAGAATCAGTTTGTCGCTGTCTTATTTGATGGGTGTGACTTGGTATTTCAGAAGTTGTTAGTGTGTGACTTCCTGTAGTTGGTGCTTTAGAACCGCCTGTTTCTTCTGCTGTATCGAAGTCTGTATCACCAGAATCCAAACCTACCAGTACCTTACCTCCTCCAAAGGCTACCCAAGTCGTTCCGCCTATTGCTGCAACAACTGCTGCTGAATTAGCATAAGCAACTGTTGTAGTGAATAGTGAACCTATTGGATATGCTGCTGCATTAAGAGCATTTGCTGCTGTTGTAACAAAGGCTGTACTTGCTGCTTGTGTTGTATTTGTTCCTGCTGACGCAGTAGGTATAGTTGGTACTCCTGTAACCGTTAGAGTACCTGCTACTGTTGCGTTGTTACTAGCAAAATCCTCTCCACTATCACCATTTAAATCAGCTTTAGAATTAACTGCTGTTCTTACTGTTGTAAATTCAGTATTAAAATCAGAACCAGATATAACTTTCGCAGCATCACTATCCGAAAGTGCATCTTTACCCGACCAATTGACTGCAATAGTATAATCACTCATCGTATCTTCCCTTGTTTTGAAATAATTGCTAAATCTTGAACACTTACATCATATCCATTAGATACAATACTCATATTAAGTTTTAGATGTTTTGCACTACCAGTAAGTGCTGTTTTATATTCTTCTAACCCATATATAGGTGTATATTTAACATCTCCCCATAAAGAAGTAGAAGCACCCCATAAAGCTGTTGTTCCAGTTGTTGCTGGTGCTAAAGCAATTTGTGTTGTAGATGATGAGTTCATACTAAAATCTTTGTACCACCTTAAACCTAAAGATGCTCCAGAACCACCTTCTAATACTAAAATCATTTTTTTAAGAATAGAGGCAGCTAAATCGCCCACTCTAATCCATATGCTAGATATATCAGCAGTAAAAGCAGAATTAGTATAACTAGCTGCCGAACTAACCCAAGCCAAATCCGTATCAAAATAACCTTCATATCCTGCTATACCACCATCTTTTTGACCAACTAACAAACCACTATATAATTCTGTATATAACATAGCACTAGGTTCTCTATCAGCTTCAAATGACCAAGTAGTGATTCGTGGTGTACCTTGTGGAGTAATATGTTTAAAATCAAAAATATAAGTAATGTTTTTGTCAGTAAAAGTCATCATGTAGATTCCCTCATTTTCCACATATACACTTTTAACATTTGTACTTTGACCAATATTTCTAATAATTGTGTCTTTAATATTTACAGTTAAATCTGTTAAAGGTAATTTATCTTTTTCAGTTGTTCTAGCAAGTGATCGTAATCCAGTTGCAGATAAAAACACTAGGTCATCACCAATGGCTTGAACACTATCTCTACTAACACAACCTACACCCCTAATAATCTCATCAATTGCTAAAGAACCAACTGTTTCTGGTGAGTTATAAATTGCTATATTATTTTTACCAAATATAACTAACTTACCATAAAAGGGTGCTAGTGCCACTACTTCATCGTTATCCCATATCTTACTAAGGTCTAATAAGCCAGTATCACCACCTGTCCAATCATCACCATCTAATAAATTTGAATAATAAACAACATCTTTTGCTTCTGTTACACCACCACACCAAATTCTTCCATAAAAACCCATGCCACAACTAGGATCAAATAAAGTTGCTATTGAGGCAGGATCAGTAGCATGAGCAGTCCACTTTACACCAGAACCTAAAGAGCCATCATATCTTTGAGGAATTACACCTGTATGAAAACAATGTAGTCTATTATTAAAATTTACAAATTGCCAGTCTGCCGTTGTACTACCTACTGTATGTTTAACATCAGCACCACTACTAGGAAAAGCAGCATTAGGCGAGGTAAAGTCTATGGTGTATATGCTTGTACCATAACTAGCAAATATTTTATTAGTACCTTGATCGTTATGCTCTACCATTGAACCAATAGCTACGCCAGTAGGTACTACTTTTTGTTTAAAACCTTTTCTAAACGATATTCTTCCAGACTCTCTTAATACAATATTATTAGCAGAAGTAAGATAACTCTGATCTAATGTTGCAGGATTGTTTTGTGTGTTAAGTCCATTAACACCAAAGTCATTCAAAGGTTGATATGATAAAGATTTAGCCATTAGTTAATATACCAATCCGATTCATATTGAGTATTGCCACTATCAAGCATGATTGCTTGTTTAAGTGCTTCATTAGCTTCTTGTGCCATTAAACTAGATTGTGTGCCACCATCTTCACCTCTTTCAGCTATTGCCCTGGCCCATGCTCCAAGTATAACTGGCTGTGCTGGTACTTTTAAAACTGTAGCGGCACTTGTAAGTTTGTCTTGATATTTAACAACATCAAAAGATATAGTATGTGCTTCAGTAGGAACTGGTGATAAATCTACTTTTAAATTATTAGAAGCATCGCTACCATTAAAAGCATAGTATAGAGGCTCACCAGTATCGTCTGTAGGGTACTTTACGGTGTTAATGTACTGTTTGCTTACTTGATGTAAATGAAGGCCTGTATCGTTGTTTATGGCATCCAATATTTTTATCTCTTGACCAGATGATAAATTGTAATTTTTTGTACTTGCTACTGTAGATATATCAACTGTTTCTCTAAGATTTAACCAATCATGTCTTTCTTCAACACCTCGTTTAGCATCATTAATTAATGATCCTATAACTTTATGATAGGCAGATACATTAGTGCTATTATTTATAGCACCAGACCAATCAGTTGCAATTGTATCTTCACGCAACCTTATTAATACTTCATTAATTAATTCTTTATAAGTCATAACTTATCCTTTAATTATTTTTCCCCAAACCGAACCTTTACCTTCTACAATATCTACTACTTCTACTTGAAAATTACCATTGTCAAAAAAAGTTACAATTCCAAAAGCATGATTCCAATTGTGTAGCCTTCCTTTTAACCATGTATTTTTTTCTGCTGACATATCTTTTAAACAACCCATAGCCCAAGAACTTATGTTTCCATCTAGTAATCTAGTGGCTGAGTGTCTTGCTACATCATGAACATGCCCATACATAATGTTTGTTCCATAATTATCTAAATGTTTCTTAGCGTGATTTACACCACAATAAGCACCATGTATAAAAGATAATTTACCAATACTTAATACTTCATTGTACTTGCGATACTCATAACCTCTATTATCCCATTTACACGCATTTCTAAAACTGTATTGATCTAAGTATGGATTCTCTTCTACAAACGCATCTAGCCATTCGTCATGATTACCTGCAAGAATATGTCGTTCTTTGCATTTAATCTTGTCTAACACCCTGTCAAACCTGTCTATTTGTTTATTAACAGCTTTAATTTCTTTATCTATTTCTGGAAGTTGGTATTCTAATGGTGGTCTTTTTCTTCTTTTATACTTATGTCCAGACACAGACTCCCATTCTCCAACATCACCCAGATTAATAAATATGTCTGGTTTTACAAATTCTATCGCCTTTAGTACAACTTTGACCGCTTTTTCATCATGTAACGGAAAATGCTGATCGGGTATAACAATCGCCCTTTTCATTTTTACCTACCTTTTGCTAGTTGTGCTCCAAAGTAGAATTCGATTATCATTGTTGCCCATCTAAATATTTCATCAAACTTCAACATCCCTTCTACAGTTACATATTCTATCACATCAGGAGTAAGCTGTAATCCTAATATACTGGCCCCTTCAATGACCGTAGGAATGACTGTAGGAACATCCCAAAACACAGGAGCTACTTGTGTAAAAATAACTAAAGCTAATATAGTTAAAATAATGATCCTTCTATTCATAGCAGCCATTGGACTTTCTTTCTGTGCCATTGACCTAGCTTGATTAATAGATTCGTTCCTAACCTGTAGGTTTTCTATCATCATTTTCTGTTGTTCTTGTGCTGCTTGACTTTTAAGTGCAAACAACTTAGCTACAAAGCCTAATGCTATTGGAGCTATATTTGTTAAGAAACCTATCATACTGCTAACCTCAATAAGTTAAACACTCCTATCTCAGAAGCTATAAAGTAAGCAAAGCCACCATACAGAAAATACCTAATTTGATTTAACATATTAAATATCTTTTGTATATTTGCATTAGTGTCATCAATCTTGGAAAACAACTTGGATATTTGTGTGCTGTGTTTATCAAGCTGAAGTTGCATCCTTTTTATATCTTCCATATCACTCCTAATTTGCTAGTGGGTTATCTAAAGACTCTTGTATTCGTTTTTCTATGTCTACCTTAGTCTTTTCTACTTTAATCTCAAACCGATCTAATTTAGTGTCGTAGTTTGTTAACTTTGTATCTACTGACTGTAATTTAGTATCGACTTTTGACTCTAAGTTCCATTGTGCATTTCGTAAATCTGTCATGTCTTTCTTTAATTCTATTTTTATAGTATCAGCATGTTCTTCTATTCTTATAACATCGTTTGAAGTCTTTGCCATTTGTCCAGCTATTGCATCTAAGTCCAAATTTGCTATTCCTTCAACTTTTTGATATAAAAGGAATCCTCCATAGAGTGAACCAACAATCGTTGAAATTAGAGCAAATGCTGCGACCAAACTGGTATATGTAAACCTTAATCCCAGAAATTTTAATCGTTTATCAACTAAACCTTCAACTTGTGCAACTTTTTCTCCTAGATCAGCCATTAATTATTAAATGCTCCATCATTCTGTAATTGCTTTAAGTATTCAATTTCTTGTTTTAATCTTTCTACTTCTAACCTTCTTCTTTGTAATTCTAACTGGTAAAGCGTATTACAATTAATTCTTTCACTTGGTGCATCTAAAGGAATAATAAGTCTAGCATATAACCCAATGTCTTTAGTCTGCGGATCATTGCCTTCTTTTCCTATAATTGGCACAATAGCATTGTTAATTACGCCAGTCATTCCAATCTCAAAGTTTGTGCTACCGCCTATAGCATTTTTACAATCAAGATCACCTGCTCTAATACTGTCCGAACCACTAACTGAACTAATACTCGGTATCGAAAAACTCATTGAGTTACTATCTGCTATTACTTGTGTACTGAGTAATAATAAAATTAACCACCGTTTCACTTAAACCTCGAACAAATCTTAG